TTTTTTTATTTTACTTTAGATCTTATAGTAACAAACATTCTTTTACCTTCAAATTTGGGTAAAGATTCTGCGACACCATATTCTTCTAATCTTTGAATAAATTCTAATACTAACTTTTCCCCTCTTTCTTTAAACATCATTTCACGACCACTAAATTTCATTACAAGTTTAACTTTATCACCTTTTGATAAAAAATTTATTGCATGTTTTAGTTTAAAATCAATATCATGTGTATCAGTGTTTGGTCCTAAACCGATTTCTTTAAGATCAACACGTTGTTCACGGTTTTTCTTTTCAATTTCTTTTTGTTTTCTTTTTTCTTCGTAAAGAAATTTGTCGTAACGAATTAATTTACAAACAGGTGGGTTTGAGTTTGGGTTTATCTCTACCACATCAACACCTAATGGTTCAGCAATTTTCATCGCTTCTTGGACTGAACAAACTTTTGATTCAATTCCGTCACCCACAATTCTAATTTGAGGATTTCTAATAGCCTCGTTAATTCTGTGGGAATTTTTATTTTTATTCATTAAAAATGATTTTGTTTATTTTTAATTAATATATTAACAATAAATTAATTAGTCAACACCTTTCGTTTGTGGGTTTCATACAACAATATCAAATGGAAAAAAAATTCTTTTCAAAGCTGTTAATGCTTTTCGTTTGTGGGTTTCATACAACATATCAACACAAAGTTTTTTCATTTCTTCATAATTTAATCCCATTTCTTCTAGTTTTTTATAAATCTCACCATAATCAAAGTATAAAACAGTATTTTTATCACCGGTATTAATATTATCTAGGAATAAAATTTTACCATTTTTATCAACGTAACGAGTCCAACCCAACCATTTTTTTGATTCTACTTTTTCCAATTTACATTCCATGAATTTGTTATAAAGAAATTCTGTTGCAGGATCTATTTCAGTATCAAAGCCAAATTCATTAAGTTCTTCATTTAATATTTTACGGATTATATTTTTCATTTATTATAAATATCATTTAATACAGAATAAAATTCAAATAATTTTTAGAACTTTTTCAGAACATTATAATATTTATATAAATATGGGAAGAAAGAAAAAATATTTAACCGAAGAAGAAAAATTAGAAGCCAAAAGAAAATGGAAAATGGATTATTATTGGCGGAATAAGGAAGTCTTAAAAAAGAAAAATTTGGATAGGTACTATGGCAACAAAAACAGGGATATATCAAATTAAAAATACGGTAACAGGTAAGATTTATATTGGTAGTGCTGTTGATATTGATAAAAGATGGCGTGAACATATTAGGACTTTATCTAACAATAAACATCACTCTGTAACATTACAAAGGAGTTACAATAAACATAATACTTCTGATTTTATTTTTGAAGTTATTGAAGAGTGTGATAGAAGTGTTTTAATAGAGAGGGAACAATACTGGATTGATGAATTAAATTCATATAAAAACGGTTATAATTGTTCACCCACAGCTGGTAGTCCTTTGGGTGTTAAAAGAAGTGATGAGTTAAAACAAAAATTAAGTGAATTACATATTGGCCTACAAGCTGGTAAAAATCACCCAATGTGGGGTAGAAAACATAGCGAAGAATCCAAAAGAAAAATGAGTGAGTCGTTAAAAGGTAAAAAACAAAACCCAGAAGTTGCCAAAAAAAGAAATGAGAATAACAGGGGTAAGAAGAGAAGTGAAAAGTTTAGAAAAAATTTAAGTGAGAAGATGAAAGGTAGACCATCACCTATGAAAGGTAAAAAATTTTCAGAAGAACATAAAAAAAAATTGTCTGAAGCAGCAAAAAATAGAAAAAAGAAGGTTAATTAACCTTCTTTTTTAATCAATTACTTGAGTCCATTCGGCCGCCCATCTTCCATCTACGGTACACTCAGCAAACATTTTAATGATATAATTGTTGTTGTACTCAACTACGCGGTCAAAGGCCAACATTTTATATTCAAAAACTAACATTTCAGCGTCCTGAGTTGTAAAAGACATTTTGATAAAATTAGTTAAATCAGTAACCCTTGGGTTATTTCTAATTTGGTTAATTTCTCTAATAATAGATTCGTTACCGGGTTTATTTGGGATATAAAAATCAATTAATTTATTTTTACCATCAATATCTCTAATATGAACATTAGAAACATAATTTTCAATTTTATGTTTTGGCACAACCCCTCTTTGAATTTTCATAGGTCTAACCTCACCCTCTTCAAATAAACTCTTACCTAAAGCTTTGTTATCGAAAACAACTTCAACTTGGTAGGAATCGTAAGGATCTCCTTGAGTTATTTTTGACTGTCGAACTTCTTGTTCAGTCATTAATTGACCGTCTTTGAATTTATATTTGGCAGATTCTTTAAGAATCTCATAATGTTTTTTTCTAAATTCTTTAACTTGTTGTGTTAAACGACCTTCTTTAAGGTCACTCATTAATTTATTTGAAACGTAAGGGTTAACAATTCCTACATTTTGATTTAAAATATCCTCACTTCCGTTTTGGGCGAACACATCTTTTTCTAACTTACCTAAAGCTAAAGAAAAAGTTACCGCACCTTTTTTTAACCATTCCATTATATTCCTTTATTAGTATCTTGTAATGTCGACGTTAAAACTTCTTTGGCAATACGTTGATTCCAATAACGTGTTTGTTTTGGTGACTTTTTAGAGTCAGACAACATAATTTTCCAATCAGAGTTTGTTCTGTCAACGAACGAAACCATTTCTTTGTTTAATAAAATATTACGTAAAGTTTCTAATACTTTTTCAACTCTTTCTTCGTATTCTATTTCATTAAACTGTTTTTTACTAATGATTTCATCTTCATAGGAGTCAGCAAATTCAATACAGAATTGCACTAAAGGCGTTGTTTTACTATCAGTAGGACCTTTTAAAAATTCTTGTTTTTCTTTAATTTCTTTAATTAAATTGTCCATCATTTTTTCAATGTCAAAATCTGAACCCACTCTACGATAAAGTCTACGACAAATTGGGAACATTGTGTTTTCCAAATCTTCTAACAAATTCATCGATATTTGACCCTTGTCGGTCTTAGATAAAGCGATTCTTGAAACGTTGTCAAATATAGGTGCTAACTCTTGTTTTTCATATAAAGGTAACCCATAAAGTAATCCACTATTCTCCCATCTATGTACAATATCTAGTATTTCTTCTTCTGTATACTCCATTTTATATTAAATAAATATCTTAATTATTCTGTTTCGGTCGAAAACAACGATTCTGTTGTTATTTGACCGATACCGATTTCTTCATAATTGATTGGTAGTCCTGTAAATTCGATGGTTGCGTCAGTGACAACAACAACTTCATAACCCCTACGAGCAAGTTCTCTAGCAACTAAACCTGCACCAATACCATACAAAACGTAATCAGGTCTTTGCATCATAACCGTACCTAAGTTGTTTAAAACACTGTCGGCAAACTTATTACCTTCAATAACACTCATCTCAGTTTTAAACAAAAGAATATTACGGTGTTTGTGAATATCAGGGAAAACAATATAAGGTGCGTCAGCTTTTATTAAAAAATAGTCCCCATCAACTAAAGTTTCAGAAATGAAATTGGTTCCGGCAGTATTTGCTATACAATGTGATGGGAATGTTTTAGTGTAGTCGGGAGTTGTTGAAATCCATTTTGCCTTTGGGTCATTCCAACTAAGTACGTTAATTACTTTTATTTTTTTATTTTTAGCAAATTCAGTTAAAGCTCTTAACTTAGGTCTAATGCTTTCTGAGTTCGGTACTTTCATAGGACCATCATTGAAGAAGTCTTCTTGTGTATTGACGTTCCAAAAAACTATTTTATTCATATTTATTTAATGTATTTTTCTAGTATTTCCGATTCTTTTTTTAAAAAAGAAAAGGTTAGAGCAATTAGTATTACTAATATAAGTGTTATCCCTAATTTTATAAAGGTTGAAATGTTAATCTATTCATTGTTCAAAAGCATTAATGATGCGTTGAACCCTATTTTTCCCTTGTTTTTTAACTTTTTTTAATAGGACACCATTTTTTAATCTTTTTCTGTATCATCGTTGTCTGAAGACCCCAAATTAAACATCCAATCTATTGCACCAAAAGAGTCACTTGGTTTTTGTTCCATTAAGTTAGCATTAACTAGGTGGTATTTAGCAAAATCTAAAGCCATACAAACAATATTGTATTTACTACTATCTTCACCCTCTTCAACACCTTGAACGTAGTTGTCCACAGCATCTTTTAAGTACTTTTCCCATTCACCACGGTTTTGTGAACCAATAAGTAGAATTTGAAATCCTTCCTCACGAGATTCTTCTCTTAGGACTTCGTCTACTATTTCTCTAAAATAATTTTCTGACATCATAACGACAAAAATAATAAAAATTATAGAGATTTCATTTTATAATCAGACAATGTTGACCAAAGTTTTTTCATCATTTCAGCCTGTACATGTAAACTAACCGCCAAGATAGATTTTGCATCTATTAATTTATAAGGTGGAATAATGTCACCGTTATCAGAAATATCAAAAAATAAATTACCATTAAGACCTAAATCAGAAACTTCGACTACTTTTATGTTTTCATCGTCAATTCCACCACCCTCACCGATTTTTTCACTAACCTCAACATAAAACAAAGCGAAAACTTCACTGTTTGCACCAGGTGAAACGTAACAATCAGTTATATGTAAAAGTTTATCTACTTTATAACCTAGTTCTTCAGCGATTTCTCTTTTGATGGCATCTTGTGGTTTTTCACCTTCCTCAATCCCACCAGCAACAATCTCAACTAATACACCTTCAGCTCCTGGACGGTATTGTTCCACAAAAAGGTATTTTTTAGTTTCGGTATTATAAACTAAAGCTGCGGCAGCATTACCTCTCTTAAAAACCTCACGTTTAATTTCTTTATTGTTATTTTTAATAGTTAATTCTTCAACTTGAAAGTAACCATTATATTTTACTTCCCGATTGGTAATTTCATATTCTTCGATTATTTTTTCCATATTAATATGTTATTTTTTTCTTTGCTATATTTTTATTACTAAACTCTCTAAAGTTAGTTACTTCCATTATTGTTACATCCTCAATAAATTTAGGTATTTTGAGTTTATAGTCTTCTTTTGGGTACTCTACTTCAGCTACAACCAAATTTATATCTTCAAAAACGTCAACCTCCCATTTGAGTGGCCCAATAAAATAATAATGTCGATGTTTAACAATAAAGTATTTTGATTTTTCTAAAAAAGAATAATAATCATCACGATTTATTATTCTTTCATTCTCAGAATTTACACCAGGTCTAAGATTTTTTTTAATGGTATGATAAAAAACATCTTCTTTACCTTCTTCAGATTTACGACGAATTCTTTCATCACCAAAATAATGTTGTTCAATTCTGGCAACAACATCAGGTTTTAAAACCGGTTTTTTTAGAAGAAGAAATTTTCTTTCAAACTCTAATTTTTCCGCCATTTTTTGTATATTTTATATGTGGCCAACAAATCAATAATTAGAGTTATTGATATGATTGGTATACTAAATTTAAACCCATACCAATCATAACCAAGGCATCTACCTACTATGGTCAATACCAAAAATAAAAGTAAATAAACAGCCAAAGCCTGTTTATAGGGTAATGTTTTTAAAAAATCTTTCATAATTATTCTCCTTCTGTTTCAGGGTTTACAGGTGGTGCACCACCATTTTCAGCAATTCTTTGTTTTTCCAATTCAATTTGTCTTAACAATTCTTCTTGAAATTTGTTTTTAAAGGTTGTTTGTGCTTGTTTAATTCTTTGATTACGTGCAGCAACTCTTTTACGGTGTTCTTTCTTACGTTTTCCCATTTTAAATTAATTTATACACAAATGTACAAAAATTAATTCTGTTTGTATATAGCTGCTGGAAGATTTTTCTTAGTGTAATCAATCCAAATTGAAAGTAATTTTTCAGCTTGGTTTTTTGTTAAAAAACCTTTTTCAATCTCAGAATCCAAATCCTCCATCATAATCTCATCTAAAGGTCTTTTTTCTAATTTGGCTCGACGATAAAAACCATGTACTAAAGCGGGAACTTCGATAACATTTTTATGGTGACCATAAACGGTTTTAAGGTTTACTGTATTACCTTTGTATATTGGTCTATCTTCTATTCTATAAGTACCTTGTTGTGTAAAATGTTCTATTTCATGTCTAACAACTTCTTGTAACTTATAAAATAATTTTTGGTAGTTTTTTTCACTAAAATTATCGTTTAAAAAGATAGTCATCAACATAACGTTTTCGTATTCGTCATCATCAGAAGTTGATGCATCAATATAAAAATCATCTTCCATTTCATCAGTCCTGATTATTTGTACCTCAAGACTAAAACCTAAGCCTAGTTGTTGGTATTCATGTTCATTCTCATCTAAATCATACGGTAAATCATAATCACCACCTTCAGGGTTAGTTGTTAAAACTTTCATAATATCTCTAACAACCCTTCTAGTTATTGCATCGTAACGACCTTCATTTAATAAAGGTTTTTTTTCAGATTCTTCCAACCTCTTAGGTGTTAAGAATGGTTTAATATCTACATTTATAATTTGGTCTTTAACTTCTTCTGGTTCATCATGATATCCAGTACTTAAACAACAAACAGCTCCTTTAAGAGGTTTATAATCATTTTCTTCAACCCCACAATGTAATGAAATTGTTTTTTTTGTATATCCAACATTTGATTTTAAACAATCGTTTTTCCAAGAAATCTCTTCACCCGCATCGTTTTTAAACCAAGACCATTTGGTAGCATCAAAATGTAAAATATATGGTTTTATAATTTCAATAACTTGATTAATTTCTTCTTCATCTAAATCAGAAATATCAATCATAATTTCTTTACCATTGTAATCAAATATTGATGCAGACTCTATTATTTCCTTTGTCCAATCATAATCCTCTTCAGATTCTTTTATATCGTTAATAGGAGTCCAATACCCAGAAGTAATAAGTTCTATTATTCTATATTCACTGAAAGGAGTTAACGAATCCCTCCATTTTTTATTTATAGAATCAAAACTAGTGACATAATATAAATCATCACCAAAAACCGATTTTTTAACAATTTTCAACCTCATTGGTTTTGGATTTGAGTTCCAAGAATCTGCTCCGGCTGGTTTTTTAATAATGAACTCTTGATTAATTTTCAAATATTTCAAATTATCGACTGTTGGTTTAATAATGTCCCCTACCCATTCAAAATCATCTTCTTCAGATTCTTCAATTATATCATTTTCACGATGTATCAATTTAAATCTACAATTTTTACCAATCTCCGTATCATGCTCAATAAAAATACCTCCTGTGTTTGCTTTGGTGCGTCTTTTTAAAGTAACCCAATGTGTCGGTGCGTCGAGTAATTTAACTGAAGTACCTTTACCATTAACAATATATTCCCCTTCTTTTACACAAGTTGGGATTACAATGTCACCCATTTCTAAATCCTCAACCTTTAACATTATTGGATCACTCACAACATCTTCAAACCATTCGGATTCCTCAAGAACACCTTCACGATAAATTAAAGTCCAAATTGGTTGGTTTGTACCTCTAGGAAATTTTAAATCGGTTCTACTTACTGGAATAAAATTACCAGTATCAGGGTTTTCCTTAACCAAATTACAAATTACGTATTTTTCAGGTTCTTCGTAAGCATTACGCCAAGTTTTCCCATCTTCAAATGATAAAACATTAAAATATGTTAATTGAAATTTAGATTCTGGGCTTCTTGTTAAAAAGTTAGGTGAAATATTAACTATGACATCACCAACCATTAAATCATCAAATTTTAATAAAGGTTTTTCTGATAAAATTTCATTATACCATTCTTCCGATTCGTTGATTTTACCACCAATAAGTTCTCTAGCGTTTATTGGTATGATATTTTCTTTGTTAGGTTCATTTTCGTAGCTACTATTTAAACAACAAACAGCACCTTTTAAAGGTTGATACTCATTATCTTCAATACCACAGTGTAAAGAAATAGCTTTTTTCTTAAGTGAACCATCTACTATGTTTTTAAAACATTGTAAATGATCACCCCAATAAATTTCTTCACCCTCATCATTTATAAAAATACCCTTATCATTTGTGTAAGGTAAAACTATATCATATAACTTTTTTAATTCTTCAAGACTAAGTTCTCTAATATCTATCATAATTTCTTTATGCCTGTACTCTAAAAAAGAACCTTTGACAGTTTCTTTAGCCCATTCAAAATCATCTTCTTCCGATTCATTAATATTTTTAATTAAACCGTGTTTTTTAAAAAATGGTACTAACAATTCATATAATACCGAAATCCTATCTCTATAGAACTCTGTTTGACTTTTTAAATCTTCTTCTATTATTTCTGGTCTAAAATGTCTTTCACTCCAAGCATCAACTATATCACCGTATAAATCGTAAATCTTAAAAACTTTAGATTTAGAAGTTCTTGATTCTTCTATTTTAATGTTGTAATCATCTTGTAGTAAATTTTTGATTTCTTGATAGTAACCAAAAGCCGGACTAGATTCAAATTCACTGATTGAATCTTTAACCCAATCAAATTGACCTTCTTCAGATTCAAAAAGTTTTCTATCAACTAATTCAAAATAATTTTCAGAATTTAATGACGACTTCCATAATTCTAAATATGAATTACCGTATGAATTCCCTTTTGTTCTTTTGAATTTGATTCTTTTTTCTGATGGTTTACCCGTCATATAGGAAGCGGTCATATATATGTCCACTACTTCCCAATCATTGGGGTCGTAACCCTTAAGTTTAACAATATCACCGATTTTTAAATCATCAAACCCTAACATCATTGATATGTCTTTAACCCATTCAAATTCATTTTTTTCAGATTCTTTAATGTCATCAACCAATCTCCATGTACCATTAAGAATATTGTTTATTATGTAATCTGGACGTACTAAAAAATTATCACCCCATAGTTTTTTTGTAAAATCGTCTAATGATTTTACTTTAATGGTGTCTGTTCTTCTGTTACCGTACCCATCAAAATCTATAACATTAGTTTTTATTACTTCAACCCTATAAGGTCCTCGGTTATTATCATCTTTATCAATAACAAATTTTTGTCCGATTTTAAAATCATTAATATTTGTTGGTATTTGATTCGTTTTATCAACGACCCAATCCACCCATTTAAATTCTTCAGATTCTTTAATGTCTTTAACATTGGCATGAAGAGCAGCAAGGTATTTTTTAACAGAGCCTTTTGTGCAACCAACACGTTTTTTACTGTCAGCTTTTCTCACACATTTTCTATTATTAGGATCTATTTCGTAAGGCATTTAAATTTGAACGTATTTCCAAGAGTTATTACTTCTTATTTGTTTTATTACATACTTACTAACACCAAAAATGTCACCAATATTCTTGGCAGATAGATGGGGTTCATTTTTCAATTTTAGTTTAATTAATTTAACATCATTCTCAGTTAGTTTAGAATTTTTACCTTTAACACCTTCTGATATTTTTTTTCTGTGTTCATTAGATAGTGTTTTATTACTTAATGTTTTAGAAATTTTATTATAATCTATCTTTCCTTCTCTGTGTTGTCTCTTAGCATATTCACTTCTTCTATTTTTTTCTTCTTCAGAAAAAACAAAATTTCTTGAGCCTTCTCCACCATCTGTCCGATTAATTAAAGGGCCGTTACCTAAATCTATTCTACCGTATTCTTTTATTAATTTAATCTCCATTTCACAAGCTTCATCCCACGTAATATTTTCACAAACAATTTCAACCTCTACACCAGCCTTTTTTATTATATTCTTGTGATGTAAACTTCTTTTTACAAAATTATAAGGTCTTTTATTAGTTCTACCTATCCCAACATAAAAAACTTCATTGGTATCTAACCTTATATGTTTATAAACTATAGCCATTACAATTTAACGTATACTTCTTTCTCATTTTTTAGGATTGCCTCTTTTGCTTTAAAAATAGGTTCTCCGTTATCTACTCTTACGAATGTTCTGTTCGTATAAGGGTTGTATGTTACAGGGATCCAACCATTAGTATTCATACCACCATCAACAATATCACCAACAACACCAGCGTGAACATTTTTTTGACCTGATGCTAATACTCTTTGACGTGACTTCTCACCAACAACAAATACAACATTCTTTAAATGAACACTTTTATCATAACCAATAACAAGTCCAGCGTCTTCACCGTTTCTTGCTTTTATTGTCCAATAAGGTGGTTTGTTTAAATTTCTATGAACAAATACTTTTCCATCATAACCTTTATGACCTTGTAATAATACATTTTCAGAACCAAATTCTAAATTTTCGTTAATGAAATTTTTATTATAGTTTAAACCATAATACGATTCTTCAATTTCCAAATCAAAATCATCATCACCTTCCGTTGGTGGTGCGTCAAAAGGTAACTCACCTCTTAATTGTGATTTAACTTGTGCACGTAATCTATTTTTATAATCTTGATTTCTTTTCTTCGCATCTTTTAATTTTTCGTCAAAAGACTTACCTGTTTCATCTTTCTTAGTTTGTTTCTTTCTGATTTCAGCTGCCTCAGAACCTTTTGGTTGTGAACCATGTAAAGGTAAAGCAAAACTATCATCAGTTCCCCAAGCTAACATATCATCAACATCCATTCTTAGACCAAGTTCCCTTGCCTCTTCAGTAGAACCAACTACTTTCGCATATCTTAAACCTTCTGCGTTAATTAATTCTTCGTTATCTTCATCCATTGAAGCGATTAATTTAAAGTTTTTAGGAATTTGTCCTTTTCTACTTAACCAAAACGGTAAAGATACTGTATACGCATAAAACAAAGTACCTGGCATTCTTCTTGCAACTTCTAACCAAGCATCAAAGTATTCTTGACTGAAGAAATCTCCGGCCTCGTGAATTCTAAATAAATCTGTACTTTCTAAACCGTGGTATCTTAAGGATTTAACAATTAAATCAGCCATTTTTTCTTTAGTTTTAAACTTTTTTAATAAATTTAAATTACTGAAAGCTTGGATGTTTGCTCCAGGGTATTGAGCTTGTGCTCGACCTGCGTAACAAAGATATTTCGCACCTTTAGCTAATTGGTAATTTTTTTCCCAACTAGCGGGTTTTTCAAACTTACCTTGTTTAGCAGTACCTTTCCATTTTGCTGGTAATGTTTTACATTGGGTTGCAAAAGGACATGTATATCCAGCTGGTAGTGAGAAATAAGGCCATTGTAATTTCATATTACCATTTGAGAAGTTTAATACACAATCTTTGGTGACATTAATTCCCATTTCTTCAGGTTCAGATAAATCGGTTTGTTCTTTACCGCCGATATGACCTAATGGGTCAAAAATCTCATCTGCCTCAAAAATCTGATAGATTTCTTCTTTTAATATTTTTTTAATTAAATTTTTCATTCAGTTTCAATTATGCCAGGAACTTCTTCCTCATTTATATAATCTTTTAATACCTTATCAACCAATTTAAAGTAATTATTTCTATACCAATCCTGTACTTCAATTACGTATTTAAATTTAGGTGTTTTAATTACAGTTACGTTGTCATGTTCATCAGGACCGTAAGAGATATCAACAGGAATCTCAAAAGATTCAGACCATTCGGGTGTTGCCATACCTGTATAACCACCCACACCTGTCCAATAAACAACACCGTCAAATCTATCTTGGGATATTCTCCAACCTTTGTATTCTTTAACCTTACCTATAACATCTACAATTATATCATATCGATGTTCGCCGTCTCGAACTAATTCAGGTTCACTAGTATCAAACCAACTAAAATCTTCTTCTGATTCTTTTAATATTTTCTTTATTAATTCTTTCATTTTTAATCAGGTTTTTTATACCCTTTACACTGTGACGGCGTTGGTCGACATCTTGGGTATTTGGATCTTTTTTCCCCTTCTTGTCTACCACAAGATTTACACTTACCATCACGACAAGTGTTGCAATCTACCCAACCTTTTGATTTACCTTTACCACCTCTACGTTCAAACCAACCATGTAAGCCTTTTTCTTTTTCTTTTGAGAAGTCTCTTTTAGGTTCTTCATTTAACAATTCCTCATATTCATTGTTTTCCATCAAAGTATCTAAATCATACTCTAAATTTTCGTTTTTCCAAATCTTGCCTTGACGACATTTAACCACAGCACCTGAAGCGTAAGCAGAAGGCCAAACATCATACTTACGTTTAGCGATTCTTGTACAACGGTCAGCTTTCTTTTTCTTAGCCTCTTGTAATAGGATTTCTTTAACTTTATCAATCACATTTTCAATAATATTGTGTTCATGTCCATCGTTTTCTAAAGTTTCATAATAATCGATTAAATGATATGCATTAAACAACTTAAATTCGGAAGATCCCAATAGTTCGTGTATCGTATACGTACCACCTAAACTTTGTGATTCCAATCTACTAAAATTTATCCAAAGTATAGTTTTTTCTTTATCAATTCTAAAACCACCTTTGCTGATATGAAGAACTTGGTTGTCTAAATCGTTTAAATCCCCATTTATATAATTAACACCTTCACTTCTGAAAATATTTTTTAATTTAACCCACTGAGTAGGGGTTAAACCTTTATCAAAATAAATTATAGTATCATCTAAATTAACTTTAGGTGATATCCATTTAAAATCTTCTTCCGATTCTTTTAATATTTTTTTTATTAATTTTTTCATTATCTACCAAAATTTACAATTCCATTAAAAGTTATGGATATTTATATAATAAATAGTCTATAACTATGGTAATTTATAAAATCAAAAACAAAATAAACGGTAAGATTTACATAGGTCAAACAGTTCAAGACTTAAATAAAAGAGTTGAAAGTCATTTAAAAGAATCTAGGTCAAATAAAACTGATAGACCATTTCTTAATGCTATAAAAAAATACGGTATTGAAAATTTTGAATGGGAGATTATTGATGAAGCAAAAACTTTAGATGAATTAGATGAAAAAGAAATATATTGGATAGACAACTATAATTCTTTAGTACCTAATGGTTATAATGTCTTAGGTGGTGGTCAGAAAAAAATAATTGTATCGGAAGAATTATCCAAAAGAGTTTCTCAAGGTTTAAAAAATTCAGAAAAATGGCAAAAAACTTTAAATAGTATTGAATACCAAGAAAAAATTAGAACTAAATTTATTGGGTATAATAAGGGTAAAAAATTCACTGAGGAACATAAAGATAAAATACGTCAGAAAAACACGGCCAGATTAGTAGAACAAAATTTAAATAAGTCAAAAAGTTGGATATTGGTTGACGAAAAAAATAACATCATCAGAATAAAAAATCTACAAAGTTTTTGTGAACAAAATAGTTTACAGATACATTTTTTTGTTAATATATTAAGAGGGCATACAAAAAGTGTTAAAAGACATATGGGTTATTATTGTTTTTTAGATACTAAACAAACTGACAGTGAGATTTTAGAAAAATGTCAGGAATACGATAGTTTAAATTTTGAATCTGTTTTATTATACGACAGAGAAAAAAAGTTAACTATGAGGATATTAAAACACGACCTATCTAAATTTTGTAAAGAAAATAATTTAGATAGGTCAAATATAGATAAAGTTATTAAAGGTAAGTTAAAATCTTATAAAGGTATTGTATTAGATCACCAGAACTTACAGGACCAATAGCGTGCACGCCAGCGTGGACCTGGGTTATCACATTTATGTCTTGCTCTAAAAGATTTACGTCTTTCTGGGTTAGACTTTTTAATTCTCATGTTTGGATCACCAAAGTTTACTTTAACCACATTACCACTTCCGTTTTTTACACAAACAGAACGTTTTTTAGGTCCACCAGGTGTTGACCATGGTTTACTTAAACCTCTATTAGCACAAGCACCTTTACCCCCATCTTCATTCATTGGTAGTAATTCGGTAAAACCGAACTCGTCTATATGAATTATTCTATCTCTATGTTTTTCTATGTAAGCCTCCATTTGTGGTTCCATAACCATATCTTGTTTGTCACCATCACCTTTGATTTCGTTCATTAAGAAATCAAACACTTGGTCCATGTTGTTTTTTGCTTCGGCAATGTGGTCTTGAGCCCAATCATGCCCATTTTCTAGTATTTCTGAAATTTGATTCTCATCAAACTCTAATAGATACTCACATTGTCTTTTAATTTGTTGTAAGTTTGAAAAGAACATATAACGACTAGAACCTTCTTCCATGTTATCAACGGATTCTTCGTTTTCATTGATGATTTTCTTCACCAATTTTTCAATATCGTTTTCATTAAGTCTGATTACTTTTCTCATAAAGAATATTTTATTTATAAATATCCCAAGTATAATTACAAAGCATATTTATTGTATATGAATTTATCTAAAATATCATTAAATCTTTTAACTGAAGAAGTTTATGTTCAAGGTTTAGTTAATACAATGTATGAAAACATTATGAAAGAAGAAGTGGAACCAAAAGAAAAACATTTGGTTAAGAAAGTTGCTGATGATTTTAAATTAAACGCTGACTTTATTTTCACATATAGTGCAGGTATTTCAGGTTTTATTGGTCCTGTTAAAACTCTTCTAGAAAATAAAGGAATTAGTATTACAGAGTATGATGTAACACTCTTATTGGTTGTTGTTTTTTATATTTTACTAACCAAATCAAATGAAGATATAAAAAAATTAATGGACGAAATTAAAAGTAGAGATTTAAATTCTGAAGTTAAACCTGTATTAAGATTTGTAACAAAAACTGTTGGTTTATTTAAAATAGTGGGTAAAAAATTTGGTATAGTTATCCAATCTTTAACAGATATTTTAGCTTTTACTTTTTTATCTATCCCAGTAATGAGCATTATGCGAGACTTAGCTGACGCTAAAGGTTTTAATATTGACCGTGTTGATGATTTATTAATGGGTCTAACTTTGTCTGCAGGAGCCTATGCAATTAAAAACGTTATTAAAAGATGATAATAGTTCACTTTGACCCACCATTAGAAAAATCACATTTTAAAATGGTCTTACCAAAAGTACAAGCAGTTTTTCCCGATTGGACATGGTGTGGTAATACAGGTACACCTACTGTTAGAAAAAGGGAAGATATACTTACAGGTGCTTTAAATAACCGATATATGATTGGAATCGGTGCTTTAATGTATGATAAACATTATGGTCGAGAAAACGATTGTTTAATGTACACAAGTGGTTGGAGTAAAGAGGATACAGAAGCATACGAAAGACAAGGTAAAAAAGTTGAGATTGTTGATGGTTGGTCTTTAATGATACACAAACCTTTAAACACTGATGATGTTTTTAATTCTTTAAACGAATCTAGGTTTAAAAAAATAATTAAAGAGTCTATTGATGAGTTTGAATGGGCTAAAGGTTTGGGAGATTATGATATTAATGGGTGGTATGTATCAGAACCGGTTAAAAGAGTTTCAATGTTATACGGTAATTTATATTATATAACCCTTAAAGATAATAATCAGGTTGAGGTCATGACTTATTGGATAGCTTTTGATTTAAATAACTACCGTGATGTTCCTGAAAAAGATTTAAAAAATGTTGTAATGGGTGATTACATAAACATGGCTAAACATGAAGTTAAACAGTTAGAATATCACACCGGTATGTTAGATAAAATGGAAGGACCTTATTATTGGGGTACTAAGGATGTTCTTGATTACATCCAAGAAGGTTACTTCATTAAGCTTTCTTAACCACGTCTTTAACAAAAGAACGTAATTTACTATCATCTTCTAACACAACTTCAAACACTGGGATACCTTTTGGGTATTTTTTCCTTAAAGATTCATCGTCAACCATCATTGGATCTAGTTCATACATATCCATAATTTTAGCCTTAATCGGTGGATTATAAGAAGTGATTAATACATTATCGTTAATTCTAAAATTGTCAATCAATATTTTCTTCATTTTTTACAAGTTTTTTCCAAGTTATTATATATTTATATTATATAATAATACTTTATGGGGAGAAAAAAGAAATACTTAACAGAAGAAGAAAAATTAGAGGCTCAAAAACGTTGGTGCATGGAACACTACGAACGTAACAAAGAAATTATAAAAGAAAGGAATAAAAAGAGATATCATGCCAAAAAAAGTAACTACTGAAGATTTTATTTTAAAATCAAAAAAAGTTCACAAAGATAAATTTGATTATTCATTAACAAAATACGTGAACAGTAAAACCAAAGTTAAGGTTATATGCCCAAGTCACGATGTGTTTGAAGTTATACCTTATGACCACATAAACGGTAGGGGTGGGTGTCCAATTTGTAGGCCAAAATTAATAGCTGAAAAACATCAATATAACAGCTCTCATTTTATTGAAAAAGCAATAGGTGTGCATAAAGGTAAATACCAGTATTCTTTAACTGATTATAAAAATTATAATACAAAAATTAAAATAATTTGTCCTAAACACGGTGTTTTTGAACAAGTACCTTATTACCACTTATTAGGTAGCGGTTGTCCAAATTGTTGTATTTCAAAAGGTGAATTAATGATTAAAGATTATTTAGACACTCTTGGGGTAAAATATATACAACAACACAGTTTTGAGGGGTGTAAAGATAAAATAGCTTTAAGGTTTGATTTTTATGTACCAGATTACAATGTTTGTATAGAATACGATGGAATCCAACACCATAAACCCATAAAAGCTTGGGGTGGTAAAAAAAGTTTTGACCTTAATAAAAAAAGAGATGAAATTAAATCTAAATTCTGTTTAAAGAAAAAAATAACTTTAATTAGAATAAATTACGATAATAAAATAGATATTGAAAGTATTTTTAAACCCTATTTTGTTTTTAACTGACTGTTACTTGATTTATCGTCATAATAGATTTTACTCATTCTTAAGTCAGTGTTATTTCCAGTAAACATAATCTGTTCGCCATCGTAAAAAACCTCAGAGATTAAAGAACTTATAATAACGTTTTCTTTTTCATCTTGAATTTCCTTTTCGATAAACTTTAATTTGTTAACATCAAAATCATCTTTAGTAACAAACATGACATCCATAAAAACACCTTCAAGACTTTGTACCGAAGTTATAACAACATCATCGTCAACAATAGGGTAAGAATAACCTTCCAAATCTACTAAATCAGCACCATTAAAACTATAACCTTCTAAAACACTAATAGGTAAATTAACAAACTCTTGATTGTTTACGGTTATTACCATATCACCTTTTGCTATACCATAATCATGAAACTCTTTTATAAAACCTTTTAAATTTTTAGTTATTCTTTTGTTTAAATCTTTAACCCATACATTATTAAGAGAATTTTTGATTTTGTTGTATTCTTTTTTTGCAACAATGCCCCTTATTACATCGTAACCTTGACCCGCAAGGGTGATTCTGATGATATCCATTTTTTAAACCTTTTTTTTGAGACTTATTTTCCTCCCCAAAGAATTTGGGTTGAAACAATTTGATATTTGGGATAGTACTTAACATGGTTAAGTTTTATAATAATAAATATACCAAAAATTTTAAGTATAATTTAGTCCACACTTAAATTATTTAATTATTGAGTTTTTGGTTTTAAAAGATGATATTTATTTATATATGTTAAAAGTAAAAGTAAAAGAAGGGAAAGGTGGTATCGAAAGAGCCCTAAAAGAATTAAAATCCAAGGTTATCAAAACTCGTCAAATGCGAGAACTACAAGACCGAAAAGAATACGAAAAACCTTCTGTTAAAAGAAGGAATCTCGTAAAGAAAGCGATTTATGGTCAGAAAAAACGTCAGAAAAACGATTAAATTATTGTATTCTTACCATCCACAATTTAACATTTGAATTTGTATTCATAATGTTAGTGAAATCAGAATTGTTGATTGTCCAATCATTTATGAAAGTACTTTGTACTTGACCACTCCAATCACCACCAAGAGTTGTGAAAGAATATAATGACAAACTTTTCATGTTGTTACCTACAATACCGCTAAGATTGTAAGTACGTAATGTTAAACCGTTAATTTTATAGTGAGTATTAGAAACAAACTCTAAAGTATCACTAGGATAAGTAGAAACAAAGTTTTGAATAAACTTAGTTACAACCCATTTAGTACCAACCAAACTTGTAGTCACAGGAGTGGAACTACCGATAACACCGTTATAACTATAACCATTTGGTACATTAGAGAGAACAGGCGTACCTGTAAAACCAACTTTAACAAAGGTCAATACAGTATAAAAAGAATAGTTATAAGTTCCGTCATTACCTGTACCTTCAAACACTTTAACGTTCATATAATCGTTGGTGGAGCTTAAAACTTCAATATTACGGGCTGAACCATTTTCTAAACCGTAAACATTAAAAATACCGTTAGTGTTAACATTATAATTATAGGTAGAACCACCATCTAAAACAAATTGATTTGAACTATTAAACTTCCAAGTGGTCGAACCTTTGGTGATTATGTCAATAGGTAACCAAGAGGGTAAAAAAATATCGAGGTTACTTGAGTTCTTAGAAGGACCAAAATGGTCGTAATAAAAAGTTATGTTGTTGTCAAGATTTTTAACAAAAACACGACCACTATAAAGTTCCCAAGTGTAACCAATGGGGTTAACGTTGGCTGGGTTATTAATAGTAGTTTGCGGGTTGGTGGGTTCAATTGCCTCTTTTTTACAAGAAGTAAAACCAAACACTAACAAAATTACGATAAAAATGTTTAAGATGATGTTTTTCATGGTATGTTCTTTTTATTTACACAAAGATACCGTTTTCTTCTTCTGCCACCAAATTATTATCAACTAATTTATAATTTTTTGGTAGGTGGTTTTTATTTAAATATTTAATCAACTCCTTTGCTACATTTTTGTTAGTGGCTGTTGGTTCTAGGTTACCTTTTTCAGGGTAACGACCAAAATGTTGTGCCTGGCGATAAACAACGTCCCTAACTCTAAGTTCTTCACTAGTACCACCTTCATAAAAAACTATACATTTTTCTAAATCTTTGAAGGTATTTCTAAATTTATCAAATGTAAGTTCTTTTGGTTGGTAAACCTCCACGATTTTACAGTGTTTTTTTTGTACTCTACAATATTTTTCTTTTTCGGGTAAGTAAACCTCAATAGTTGAACCAATACCGTCACAATCGATATGAAAAATACGTGAATGTTCTGATTTAATAGATGAAGCATAACCACCAACACAGTGACCCATCTTTTTACCTTCCATTCTTAAGTCAATAACCGTATTAAGTTCTTTAACACAAGAACTGTATTCAAAATTTGAAAGTTCAATTTTAGTAGTTAGTTCGACACTATTAACTTCTTTTTCACTTTCAATAATTTTTGAAATAAATTCTTTTGTGATTTTACCGTCAAAGATGTTATTATATTTATTCCAATCAATGTTTTCTAATAAACCAATAATCCAATCACCTTCCCTCTTAGCTAAAGTTTTAATGTATTTTACAACATTGTATTGGTGTGTTAGGTTATCACAGTACTTTAAAATACTATTAACACCATAGTGTTCTTTACTAAATTTATCTATGACATCGACATGTTTAAGGGTAAAATCACATTTGTAATAATCTTTTTTACTTAAAATCATGTGATATGTAAACCTATTGGAATTGTAATGTGGTTCGTCGGTATATCCCGAATCACCAGATAACCACTCACTGTTACTTTCATAAACTCTACGAGTCCATTGGTCCTCCTTCATATCACCTAAAAAGATGTTTTTATAAAAAATCTTATTAATTTTATCTTGTTCAGATTTTTTCTTAAACGTATAAAGTAATTCCCAAACTCTTTTTAAATTATTTATATTTTGGATATTTTCTATAATATCAAAATCTAAAACAGGATCAAAAATCCATATTTGAGCGTCAGAATTAAGTTTGTTATTGGTGAAATACCTATCACTCACTCCGTAACCAACTTCTTCCATCTTTTCAGGTTTACGTATTTTAAAATACTGTTCAATAAAAGGTTTTATTCTATCATATTTTTCTTTAGTTTCAGGACCAATAATTTTAGTTATTTGACTACCGTGCAGATGTTTTGACGCAACAGTTAAGAAAAGCATTTCATGTTTAACGTCACAATGGATACCTTCAATATCTTTTAATTTCTTATAAATTCTAATAGTAGTTTGAACAGGTGCACAAGGGTTGGTAACTTTCATTTGTTTAGTTTCTAAGAACTCTACAAATTCAGGGGTGTAAATAATCTTACCATTAGTTATATCAATACCCGCTTTACAACAATTTAAATCAAACCCTTCGATTATGACAAGTTCTTTTGTTTTTTTAGTTTTAGATTTTGGGTGACCTTCTTCAAAAATATAATCGATATTATTAAAAATACCTTTTCTTGAATGTTTTACAATTCGCATTCTCGCTCCTGTTTCGGAAACATAAGTTCTACCATAATTATCGTCAAGGATTTCAAGACCTTCCTCGTTAACGTAAGTGGTTGGGTACCATACATCTACACTTTTAGTTAAAACTTCTTTGTCTGAAAATTTTGGTTTTTTTAAATCTTCAACGTTAACTCTTTTATAAACATCAATGTCGTTTATAATCAATTTACTACCATAAATTAAATGGTATATAATATTCGCGACAGAACCACCTGCGACAAAATCAGAACCAACTATTGACATATCACCGTGTTGGTTTAATATATCTAATACTTTAGAAAATGTTTTTTCGGAATTAAGAAATTTATCTATTTTCTTCATACTGAATTTTATTTAATACAAATATAATATGTTTTATTATTAAAAACAAATATTTATTGGTATGAGGTGGATATTATTATTTACATTGTTAAATATTTTTACAATTTCAAAATCACAAAATTGCCCAAATGTTATTGCCTATGATAACATAGAAACTTATACTTGGGCCGGGTCTTGGTTTGGTAACACCTTAAATAATGGTTATTTTAATAACGCATCAGTTTCAACATCTAATAGTGCCGTAGTATATGGTGCTGGTGCTGGTAGTTCAACAATAGAACAAGATTGGTACGTACTTCCTAATATAACAAACCTTAACCCTTCTTACACTTATGAATTTAAAATGCGACTAGGTAGTTATGTTTTTAGTAACCCTACAGCAACATCTAGAGGTGTTGATGGAGCTGATTTGGTTGAAGTTCAAGTTAGTACAGATGGTGAAATTTCATATACATCTGAAATCCGTATTACAGGAAACAACAACGCAACTTGGGACTACAATACGGTAGGTGTGATAAACAAAACAGCTTCTGGGGTTTTAACCACATATGCTCCAGCCGGTGGTGGAAATAGAACAACAACAGGTGATGGGTATTCGGATATCACACTAACTTTAACAGGTATTTCCCAACTAGCGATTGATATTCTTTGTAGAGTAAACGCAAACGGTGAAGAATGGTGGTTAGATAATATACAACTAATTGAAATAGCGCCTTGTAATCCGTTACCGATTGAGTTGGTTGAATTTTCTGGTTACAACAACGAAAATTATAATACTTTAACTTGGGTTACCGCAACTGAATTTAATAATCATTATTTTACATTAGAAAGAAGTATTGAAGGTATTGATTGGAAGGTTATTACCACAAAAGAAGGTGCCGGTACCGTATCAACCCCTAATTATTATAATTACAAAGATTACTCATTTAAAAAAGGTTTTATAAATTATTATAGGTTATCACAGACAGATTTTAATGGTCAAAAAGAGTATTTTAAAATCATTGAAATTGAGTCTAAAGATGATATTAAATGTGAAAATTACATTTATTATACTTTATCAGGTGTTGAAATTAAATACGAGGAGGCACCACCTGGTTTATATCTAAGAAAGTGTGGTAATAAAATCGAAAAAATTATAAAAATAGAATAAATAAAAAACCCCTGACAATCTCAGGGGTTTTTGTTAGGGCCGAACGGTTATGTTTCGGGTTCCACCACCTTGTTTTTCTAAACAAGGAAACTAAAGTTCCAGTGGAGGCGGAGGGATTCGCTAAACTCAATAATTTTCATTATTGTTTGGACTATATCATCATCTCATTGAGATGTCGGAAGCTCTAGTTGGTATTACTTTGTATCGCTACAAACCCCAATAGTCTCTGAACCTTCCTAACTCTGTAGGCTTGGCTGCTGATTGACATATTATATTTTAATATAACTTAGTGTTCCAGCAATTCATCCGATTTTTAAAATAACGTCACCGTTAAATGGGTCCGAATTAAACCCTCGTCTTGTTCCAACTCAAAAACGTCTTCTACATGCTTAGGTTAAAGTTTGCTAACTTTCCAAAACTTCACAATTCCCTTATTTTATAGTGGTTCGGTTTACTGAGAACTAATCCTCCACTTGTTCCTTTTAAGATAGAAACCACACCTATTACAGACTTCTGTTCCTGGGTTATGTGTCCACCGACCCGATGTTGAGATAATCTTAGATTAAGCTACAACTTCTGCACCTTCAGTCACAAAGTGACCTACAGTTGCGTTTGCGAAAATATCGCCAGTCAAAATTTGAAAGTTGGTTTTTACGAGCCATTCTGACAAGTCTCGACATGCTTACCCATAAATGATATTAGCCAATCAATTCCAAGGCGCCCCCATAATTTCAAAGAACATTACAAATATAATAACAATTCTTAAAACTATCAAATTAATAACTACCTAAATTTGCTGCTTTTCTTTGTAAAAGATTCATTTCTCTCTTTAACTCTTCGATTTTCTTTTCATCTTCGCGAGTTAAATCAAATTTAGATTGTAATACACTTACTTGACGACTTAGTTTGTCGTGTTCTACTAACAAAGATTCAAACATTTGTGCTTTTTTTTCTCTACTCATTTCTTGTGATTTCATAATAACAGTATTTATATATAATTATCTGTAATATTTATAATATATGAAGATTTTATTAAAAGAAAAGGATCAGGCTTTATTAACCGAATGTAAAAGGTTATTAAAGGAAAACCCAAACATTAAAAAACGTAAATTACATTTAATATCGGATTTGGAAAAACGTTTATATTATATAAAAGTATGGGTTATAACAGAATCCCAACCATTACATGTTTTGAAAAACCATGATAAACGTTGTTTTAGGGGACCATCCTGTTTTCATTTAGATCACATTGTACCAATTGCACACGGTTATTATAGTAAAATACCTGCAGAAAAAATTGGTGGTTTATCGAACTTAAGGTTTATTAGATCTACGGTTAACATGAGAAAAGGTCATAAATTAACAAATGAGTCCTATAAAGTTTTAAAAAAAATAAAAAGAAAAATATGAAATTAAGTTTTTTATTCCTATTAATTAGTTTTGTTACTCTTGGTCAGGTAACATTCAATGAACCAAAAACACAAGTTAAACATGAAGTTTTAACATTTTATCTTGATGAAGATAATAACAGTTTTGTTAGTAAACAAGAATTAAAGTTTACTGATTTTTTAAAATTAGATTCTGAACGTGATGATAATTGGCATTCAGAAATAAAAGGGCCTTATTCAAAAAAACCATATGAATATTCAGGTTATGATTTAGGTCATTTAACTCCGTCACACATTACCTCTTACGATAATAAAGTTAATTACCATTCATTTAGTTTTTATAATCAAGCACCACAATTAGCCGGATTTAATAGAGGTAAATGGGCAAGATTAGAAAGAGCTGTAGAAGATTCCATATCTAAATATAAATCTGATGTTACCATTATCACAGGAGTAATTTACGATAACAATAAAAAAACTTTTTTAAATAAAAGTCAGGTAAAGATGCCTATTTCCTTTTACAAAATACTTTTCATAAAAGTAAAAAAGCTAACTTATGCATGGATTGGTTCGAACATCAATGGTGAAGTTATAAAAACTAGTATTAAAGAATTGAACGAATTGTTAAAGTTAAATAAAAATACTTTAACTTTTAAACCTTAACTTTTCTTTTCATAGTGATTATCCACTTCTGAAATTTTTCTTTTCAATAGAGTTTTTCTTACTTCTTCATAAGATATTGGTGTGTAACCAATAACATTACAACCAACGTCCATCACTCTTCTTTTGTAGTAATCTTGGTTACTTTTCATAAGACTGCCATGACAGTGACCGTGAAGATGTAATGAACCGTGATGAGCTCTATTCCAACTAAGAATTGGGTAATGGCTCATTATAATATGACTTTTACCACCTCTGTCGTCAGATAGTTCATCTTCAACAGTGATTTCAGTACCATATTCATAGATTTTTTCAATCCTATCTAACTTTTTGATATCTTTCAATTTATCATGGTTACCCATGATGTGGTGAATTTTACCTTTAACAGAATATAAGAACCATTTAGCAAGTTCATCATTACCAAATGATAAATCACCAAGGTTGTAAACAACATCTTCGTCACCCACAACCGAGTTCCAGTTCTTAATTAATTCAACGTGCATTTCTTGTACGTCTTTAAACGGTCTACCATCAAATTTTAAAACATTGTGATGCCCAAGATGTAAATCACTAATGAAAAATATGTTTTGTTTTTGGTAGTTTACTTTTTGTATTTGATAATCTGTTTTCATATATAAATTTATTAATAACCTCTTTAAAACGCAAAAGGGACTAGTCTTTCGATTAGTCCCTTTTAAATGTAGTGTCGATGAAAACCTAGATAAAATTTGTTATAAAGTATAAACTATCAGGAGTGATTACATCATCGACTTTAATTAAATAGTTAAAGTTTTTTTAAAAATCAATCTTCAAGTAAATTTTTTTTATGTTTTACTTTACGAGTATAATCTTTCGCACCTTTGTGGACTTTATGAGCGGGACGACAATAAAGACCGGCTTCGATTAAAGCTTTTCTGTGAGCAGCTTTATCCATTTTTCTAAGGGTCTCTTTATTTATTTTTATTTTCATCGTTTTCATAAGACAAAGATATGGATATAAATATACTTGGCAAAATTAAACAGTATGATCTATTTTAACTCTAACACAATTTTGTTCCTGCCCTTCATTCATTAAAAAATTGTTTATATAACCCATAATGTTAGCAGAACCAATTGGGTTTGCTGAGTGTACAACAACTTCAGGAAATTTAATAGGTTTTTGTTTTTTATCAAATCTAGACATATTAATACGATTCTCATTTAATGCGTAAAACTCACTCACCAACCATTTTGCCGCATCATAACCTGTTTTTTCTTGTATATTATTATAATCTAACTTATAATTTTTAGACACATTGTCAAAATACTCCTGCATTGCACTATCACCTAAATCATGGTCTAAAGATATTAAAGATATATTGGATATACCGATATTATTAACCAAATTAACGAATTCGTAAAAATTCCTAACTACTAACCAATCTTTATCAATTGGCGTTCTAACGTCATCTAAATAAATTTTCTTTTTCATTTTCTTATCCAAGTTTGTAATTTAAAACCTTCTTTTTGTTCCTCAAAAAAACACTTCCAACCTAAATGTTCACCATATTCAGGAAAGTAAGTGTCACCTTTATATTCACCGTCCACCAAAGTTACGTAAATTCTTTTAATAAATGGGAAAAATTCTTTATAAATTTCACCACCGCCAATTATGAACACTTTTGGATCTTCTGCAAAATCTGAAATAATATCCCTAACATCTTCATAAACCATAATCTTTTGTGGTCTAAAATTCTTGTCTCTAGTTAAAACAACATTTAATCTTTTAGATAAAGGTTTACCTATTGATTCGTAAGTTTTACGACCCATAATAACTGTTGAATTTAAAGTTAAATTCTTAAAGTTTTTTAAATCTTCAGGTAAATGCCATAACAACTTGTTATCACCACCTATTAATCTATTTTTGTCGTGTGCGACTACTGCTGCAAAATTCATGTGTTAAGTATAGTAATATTTACAAATAAATACAACCCCATATATTTATAATTGATGATTAACTCACCTTTTTGGTAGTCAGAGAAAATCTCTGTAGAGTTATCCCCGATTCGGTCGGTCAGGTAACAAAACTATTAGAATGGGTTACAATAACAAGTAATTAAGTTAAAAAACAAATGGCAAACATTACAGACAAGCCTATGGCCTATATTACGGTCAACAAAGGCAGAAAAAAAATCAAAAATGGTGTTGTCTTTATGGACAACGGAACCGAATTCGAAATCGAATTATACAATCCAACTCAAAACACGGTTCTATCAAAAATCTCAGTAAATAATCAATTAATCTCTTATTCAGGCGTTGTTTTACGTCCTGGTGAACGAGTATTCTTAGAACGTTATCTCGATAACCCAAATAGGTTTAAGTTTGAAACCTACAATGTTAGTGGTAATGCTGAAGAAATTAAAAAAGCCATTGAAAAGAATGGTTTAATTAAGGTTGAATTTTATAATGAAGATACGACCCCTCAAATTACTTTGACTGGTGGTATTAATACTTTAACTATTGGTGATTATACACCAAGAACTTACACCTATACTACAAATTCACCAGGAGGAAATTATAACCATACTACAGGTTCACCTTATTTTGGTGATATGACTTACACCACCTCATTAAGTTACAGTACTATTGGAGGTAGTGTGTCACAATCTGTTGACAGTAGTAGTGTTAGACCAGCTTCTTTAAAAAGAAAAAGAAGTTCCATCACTGAAACAGGTCGTGTTGAACAAGGTTCACAATCAGACCAAACTTTTCAAACAGTAAATAAAAAGTTTCACTATTTTACAACCAATGTTGTGGAGTTCCATATAAAACCAACATCACAAATGCGATTAGAAGCTAAAGACATCAATAAGATGGGTAGATACTGTACCAAGTGTGGTAAAAAAGGAAAACCTGCTGATAATTTCTGTGCGGGTTGTGGAAATAGGTTATAATAACTGGTAATAACTGGTAATAACCGATAATAATTGTTAATCATCAATAATAAAAAAGGGACCAATTGGTCCCTTTTGTTTTAATAGATAAATTCAATTATACCTGTGTCTTGGTCTGATTTATCATTAAGACCGTAAGATTCTTCAACATGGTCGTCATAGTAAGAATTATCACTAACAATTACTCTACGATAAGATTTTTGAACACCATCTATAAAAACTCTCATTTCAAAATAATATGAAAGTTGACCTCTAACAAGGAAATAAACTTTATCACCTTTCTCTAAACCAATGTATTCATATTTCCAAACTTGGGGGACGTTGAATCTATCAATATTTGGTTTTTTATCAGAATAATTTGGTAGAGCGTAAACTTCAATAAAGTTAGATGAACCAGTATTAGGCGTACCCAAAAATGTTATTTCAAAAGATACTTTGTGGTAATCTTGTTTTTTACAAGAAATAAAAAAAGTACTAATTAATACAAAAATAAAGATGTTAATTAATTTTCTCATGGTTTTGATTTATTTTACAAAGATACGAAATTATTGGTTTAAACCAAATATTTATTAATAAATATTGATTATGAAAAAGGTAGTTCGTTTAAATGAAAAAGATATAGAAAAATTAGTTAAAAAAATCATTAAAGAAGAAAAATCTATTAATGAAATTGGTTATAAAGGTGGTATGACATTTGGTCCTTTTAGGGATATTGTTGATTCTGTTACTGATAGATACCGTCTTTATCGTGATGACTATTGGAAGGCTTTGGATGAATTTAACAAACAATGGCCTTTAGATGAGAAAAAACTTCGAACACCGCTACCAGGTACTGAAATTTAAAAAAAAAGGGGCTATTCAGTCCCTTTTTCTTTTAAATCATTTTCCCAATCAGGTTCATAATCTTTCCAATTACGATATTCGTAAAATTCGTTAATTTCTAAAAGACGGTAATTAACACCTTCTACATTACCAACCCAATTTCTATGGAAATGTCCATAAAACCAATAATCAGGTTTATTTTTTTCTTCTAAAATTTTACACATTTTGGTCAAAAGTGTACGTTCTTCTCGTAAATCATCATATAGTTTAGGATCATCTTGTGCAAACTGTTCAACTAAATAACCAAAACCTTTTTTATTATCAGGTGCACAAAAATCAGGTGCGGTATGGGTTACAACAATATCAATGTTCTCAAAAGTTTTAAGTTTTTCTTCATCAAGAACAAAAACTTCGTCATACCAATGAAGTTCAACTTCACGACCAACTCTTGCATATTCAAGTTGTTCTCTCATACGAGGTCTACGGTCAACGCTTACAGCACCACCCACACCAAGAATTTTAGTACCTTCAATATCGATAATAGTATAATCGGCTAACAAATGAAGATTATCAAAATGGTTAGCTAAATGACCATCAAAAAACTTTGGGTTATCATGATTGCCACGAATAGCATACATTTGGATATTGCGTTCTTTTAAAAACCTATTTAAATCACCAAGGGTGGTCATATCGTTATACTCAGTGGTAAACCCAATACCAAAATCACCAACCTGATAGATGGTACAATCTTTTATGTCATGGGCTTTAATGTGCCACTTAAGGTGGTTAAAATTACCATGTATATCACCTAAAAACAATAACGGTTTTTTCATTCTACTTCTTCTACTTTAAACGTTTTTAATAAATCTTTTGGTTCTAATCTTTTTATTTTTGAAAATAATTCAATCGCTAATTCAAGACTCGATGCTTTTACTTTTTTTATGGTTTCACCGAATTTTGTTGTTAATCTATATTCTTTTTCCATGACGACCTTTTATTAAGCAAATATACTACAAATGTTTGAAAAAACAAAAATCCCCAAGAAAAATTCTCAGGGATTTAAAACTGTTGAGGGAGGGACTCTCACCACTCCAATGCCTCATTTCGTGTGTCAATTACGAGGGTACCTAATAACACCTTATGATATGTGACCAACCCATCCGTCGATGGCCCGTGTATATCTTCCACCACTCAGCTTTTTCGTTAATATAAAATTACAAAAAAGATTTGATACTGTCAAGAATTAATCTAAATAAAATTAAATTGTTTTAAAATTTTTTCAGGTTCGATTGGGCCGTCTTTAACAATCTTCCAAGTACCGTTTCTAATATATTGTATAACATCCCTAACAGGATATGGTGGATAAACCTCCACCTCTTCATCTCCATGTGTCATTGTTAAAGTAACAACCCTTTCACCTTCTAATTCAAAAATTTTACTTAATTTAAAAACAGCTCCACCATTGGATAACATCATAACCCCTTCTTTGGGGCCCCATTTTGACTTTTGTCTGTACTTACTAAACTTACTCATTTTAAAAATTATAAAACTCTCTAACTATTTTAATCATTTCTTCTTTGGTTAAATAAAATTTACCATAAAGTTTATCTACTAAATAAATTGGGCTAAAATCGGTTGCAGGACATTCGGCTAAAACTTTTTGGAATTTTGCCTTTTCCATACCGTAATTAATTTCATCGAAGTGTTTGTTTTTCATTTTACTCATAAGACAAATATACAATTATTTTTCAAATTCTCGCCATTTTTTGTTAATCCAAATACCTCTTTTATCTTTTTTTGTAAGAACTTTATAACAAGTTCTTTTGTTTTGATAAAACAACATCCAATCTTCAAAAGTATCTTTTTCCTCACCATAGGGGTTTTCCCAATCACTTAATTGCCCACCATTACGGTCGTAAGCCTCTTGTGGTACGCTTTTACAAAGATTTAATAAATCGGTATCAATACCCGTCCTCGCATCTTGGAACGGATTTTTATCCCAGCGACCTAAAATTTCGGCCACCAAATAAGCACCAAGACCATTAAAATACTCCTGACTCATTAAAACTTCATAAACAGGTTTTTCAAAAAGTTTTTTATTTAGGTTCTTATTAATATTAGCAACAAATGTGTCCCATTCTTCTACAGGATCAGGACCACGTTTTATAGAAAACCCATCGGACCATTGCCAACGAGCAAACCTTCTCATATCAACAAGTGATACTGACATACCATCATCGGTATCAAAGATTAAGTGTGCATGTTTTGGTAATTTATTACTTGGTGTAATTTGCCAATTACCCGACATACCCATATTACAAATCATTATTGGGTGGTCAAAGTGTTCAAAACAAACAGGTTTTCGACAAAATTCAATTAAAAATTCCTTTCCCCTTGTTTTAGATGTCATACTAAAACCAAGAGACCATGTCCCTGTCTTTAATTCAGTTTTAACTTTACTAACATCAGATTTTCTTATATTAACAAAATTTTTGTCCTTGGTTATTTCATTAAAATACTCGGACATTATTTTTACTTCACTCCATTCAGGCATAGTTTTAATTTGATTATGTAATATTTATAAAAATAAGAAATATTCTTATTTTAGAACAGCCCGAAATATTTATAATTGATGGAAAATTTAATCACAGAAGGTAGATACGACCAAGTAACAACAGAATTATCAAGAGAAATTATTGGTGCAGTTAAAAGAGGTATTAAAAGGTATCAAACACAAATTACTTTATTTTCACGTACAAAGGTTGATGTTAGTTTTTATCTTCACTATTCTGACGATAATTTAGAACCCCAAGTTTATGCTGGTACATATATAAACCCAAAAGGTATTAGAAAAATCTATAAAAATAAAAGAATAGTTTTTCACGTTGAGATACCTAATGATATGGAACTTAGAAATAGAAGTTTATCCGTATTAGTCCCAGAACTTAAAAATACCATCAGACATGAAATTGAGCATGTTGCTCAACACAAATTTACCGATAGAGAAAGAAAAAATTTCTTTTCAACAAGACGTGGTTATCCTGAAGACATTAATTACTTTGAGTACTTGATGGAACCTTATGAAGTTGAAGCTTATGTTAGAGGTCTTTATAGAAAGGCTAAAACATTAAAACAACCTTTAAAAGTTATTTTAGATGACTGGTGGAATTACTTGGATGAAAGAGTTAATTCCGGTCATTTAACTGCAGATGAGGCTGAACAAATAAAAAACGCTTGGATTGCTTACGCAAAAAAACACCTACCAAAAACATTTGACAGAAAATTAGGTTATAGTGATGAAGAACGTATAACAGAGGTTGGTTTTAAACCTTCTTATATGAAACCTGAGATTCACGCGGTAATTAATTTTGACGCACCTAATGCCAATAAAGATTTAAAACCTATCTTAGTGGAACTTTTAGAAAGAAGGGGTGTTAAAATAAATGAAATTTCAGGTGGTAATGGTGGAATACATAACCCTTATAAATTAGATGTATCTGTTTATAATGAAAGAGAAATTGGTCATTTGATTAATGATTTACACATCCATTTAATGACATCACATGATGTTAGAATTAAAGATGTAACACATTTTATAAAATAAAAAATATAGTTGTTATGGGGTTAAAAGATAAAAACGGTAAAGAAATTAAAGTAGGTCACGAATTAAGTGTACCTTTAGATGTTTTTTCAACAGGTGTTGTTATTCTAGACAAAGAACACAATGAACTTGCTTTAGAATTAAAATACGAATCAAAAAAAGTTCATTTAAACCAACTTCACAAAAATCTTTTTGAATCAGTTGAGGTTTTAAACTAGTGACCCCGGTGGGAATCGAACCCACAACCTTCTGGTTAAAAGCCAGAAGCTCCACCAATTGAGCTACGAAGTCATATGTATTTTAACGACCGTAACTCTATTGGAGTTAGAGGGTCTCTAACGTTTTCGTTTCATTTAATTTATTTTTAGAGTTCGGTACAGGAATCGGACCTGCGTTTCCAGTTTTGCAGACTGTTGCCTAACCACTCGGCCAACCGAACATTGTGGAGCGTGAGGAAATCGAATCCTCCCAGGTTGATTGCAAATCATCCTCGCCAGCCTTGGTACATGACACCCCATGTTGAGTAGGTAACGGGAATCGAACCCGCTCTGTTTCTGATTGGAAGTCAGATGCACCACCTTTTATGCGTCACCTACATTCTTTTTCTTTTATATCCGTTAAAAACCAAATTTCAATTTTATGACCTAAATTTTTAACAGATTCCCATTTTAATTCATCATTTTCTCTTATATAACCTTTTGTTTCTATATAATAAAATGTTCCGTCATTTTTTAATACTTTGAAGTCGGTTATGTAAGTATGTTCTTTACCGTCAACACCAACATAATTAAATCTATCCCTGCTATACCACCAATCTTTAATTTCATCTTTTTTAAGCCATTCATCTAATATTTTACAAGTCCTAACTTCATAGGAACCTTGAACTCTAATAACACCTTTTAAAGTTTCAACATCTATCCATTTTGTTGTCCCACCAGCTACATAATTTTTACCATCTTTATAAGATTTTTTATTAACAACTTCCCAATTAACATTATTATGATTTTTCCAACCTCCAGTATTTTTGTCTGAACACTTTCTTGAACAGTATTTTCTATTTCTAGAAACATAGCTTTCAAATGTTAGACCACATTCTATACAGGATTTTTTTACTCTCTCTTTAGTTAATTTTTTACTAATCTTTTTATTTATTTCTTTTCTTTTTTCTTTTGTACTGAAAGAACATGCACATTTTCTTGAACAAAATCTTCCAGAACCAAAAGAACCATCTATTTCTATATTACAATTTTCACAATTTTTCATATTCGAACTATTTATTAATAAATATGTTTCATTCGTCAAAAGTTCGAATTTTATCTGTTGCGGACACGAAGGGAGTCGAACCCTCTAAATCCCGATAGACAGTCGGGTACACCAGCCGTTATGCGCCGTATCCATTTTTAGTCGAGTAGGCCGGACTTGAACCGACATGATGTCCACATCCCAAATGTGGCGGCTTACCAATTAGCCCACTACTCGTTGTTGAGCGAATGATGAGGTTCGAACTCACGGCCTGAACCTTGGCAAGGTCCCGCTCTACCAGCTGAGCTACATTCGCATTAAAGAATAGAGAATAATGAAAGAGTATTTTTATTGTGGATTCGAACCACTTAGTCAAATTTACAGATTGATGTTTTACCGATGTAACTCATTTCTCCGCTTCTATTCTTTTATTTCAATGAACGTTTTTGTGGGTGGAGCTCGATTCGAACGAACAATATCCATTAAAGGAAGTAAGTGTACTGCTTACCTTGCTTGCCGACCGACTTAGGGAGCTACCCTGAATAGCCTGATCATTGCCATCCACCCGTTTGGTGAGAGTGGTGGGATTCGAACCCACTAGACCTAAATACTTGTTTTACAGACAAGCCCAACCCTCCAGCGTTGGCGCACTCTCAAATATTTTAACATAAACAAAAACCCCACAACTTTTTCGGATTTCCTACTCGGTTGTGGGGTTTTAAACTCTTAATCTCGTATACTTTTATGAGACGGAATCGTACATACCACAACCATTCACAGGACAGCCTTTATAATCGGCCTTCCCTTTCGGTGCGTTAACTTGATATGTATAAGTCTTTTTCATTTGTTTAATCGTTTATGTTTTTAAGGGTTTTCGTTGTAGACAGACCCCGTACTATACCTGTCTTTTGTTTTGGGGTAGTTCCTGAAACCCATTTTCAGAACCACAACTTCATTTAATAAATATACACAAAGATATAAAAGTTTTTGTTAACTGTCAACGCTTGTGTTAAATTTTTGTTAAGAAAAAGAAACCGAAGGTTTTATAACAGATTGTCAACTCTAACTTAACGATACAAAGATATGTATTTTATTTAATTCGTCAACCGCGTTATTGAAATTATTTTCCCGTTTTCTGCTTGACCTTTAAATTCATACCATTTGGTTGATTTGGCCGCTTCACTTATATTTTCCTGAACACTAGTGTAAAATATAAATATACCATTATAATTTAAATCAACAATTCTAACATTTGTTTCCCTCATTGAACCCATAAGGTATTCCAAACTATTTTCTTCTGCATTAGGAAAAGGTTTAGCATCAGTTGGTGTTTCCTCCCATTCAAATTCTTTGATTTGTAACTTGTATGGAAAAATTTTATCAACAAAAGAATGTTTAAAATTTAAAGATTCGTCTTTAACAATATAAACATCGGTTAAAATATTTTCAAAATCTTTGCTTTGCCAACCACCAACTTGATTTAATAGGGATTTTTCTCCCTCGGTTAAGTCAGGGAGAATGGTGGCGTCTACAATTATATTATCAAACATTCCCATTTTATCTTTGCTTACAAGTTTTACAACCAGTTTTTGGTGATTGTTTATTACCTTTTGTGTTTAAGTTAGTAAAATCCCCTACTTTATAGTAGTTATATGTACCTATAATTACCGTCCATATAAAACTACCGGTTAAAATATATTTTGCAATATAAGGGTTTGTGTTGTAAAATATATCTATCATTGAATTCAAAGATAAATAAATTGCTGTCGAGAACCAAATAACTAATCCTAGACCAAATAAAAAAGTTACATATTTATTCATATTTTTTAAGTTAATAAAGCGTGATTATAATTTAATCTTATTGTGATATCATTCACTGTTCTATCATAAACAAGTTCGTGACGCATTTCTTGAATAAAAGAATCTAGTAATGACCATTTCAGTAATGTAAGACCTGTAGGATCTAATTTTTCTAATGTAACATCGTATTTACTATCAGACATCATCCAATCTCTTAAAAATTGGTGTGCTTCGATTATATCAGGTTCACATGAAGTTAAAGTTTCTACGATTGTAAGTTGGACGGGGAACCAATTATATCTTGTGGTAATGGGACCAAAATCCGCTAAATTTATACGTTCAGCTTCAAGGTTGGGTCCAGATTCCACTTTAACCCAAAAACCAAATCTACGATTGTTATCATCTTCAATAAACATAACCGTCCTGTGGGGGTATCTATAAAGTGTTTCACTAGTATCACGATAAATTATCGGACTTTTGGTGATAACCTTCATTGAATGTTCTTTGATTTTTCTTTTAATCATATGTGAAATATATTCACATATAACTATTATGTAAATAAAAAACCCACCAAAAGGTGGGTTATTGTAGTCCCAGAAGGATTCAAACCCTCAGTCTCAACATCCGTAATGTTGCGTGTTATTCAATTACACCATGGAACCATTTGTAGAGATGGAGGGAATCGAACCCACGACCTTGATGATATAAGCATCCTGCTCTCACCCCTGAGCTACATCTCCATTTGCGGAAGTGGTGGGTGCCGACCCCACTCATCCTAAGACCTACAAGTTTAGCAAACTCGCCCCTTTGCCGATTGGGTACACTTCCTTTTGCACGTCCTGTAGGGATCGAACCCACCCGCTAGAGTTTTGGAGGCTCTGCCGACACCTTGTCTGTAAGACGCATTTTGTAGTAACGGTGGGAATCGAACCCACTTTTCCCATGGTATCAGCATGGTTCCTAAACCGTTCAGACACGTTACTATTTTGAGGACTGGGAGAATTTCGAAATCTCGACCTATTGATTAACAGTCAATTGCTCTGCCTCTGAGCTACCAATCCTTATTTGGGTGTCTGATGGGACTCGAACCCACAAAATTCTACTTTCACAGAGTAGTGACTTTACCATTCGTCTACAGACACCATTTGCGGAAGAGACAGGAATCCAACCTGCAAAGTTTTTACACCCAGCCGTTTTCAAGACGGTGTCCTCGTGCGTTCGGACCTCTTCCATTTTTAATTTCCAATATTTCAAATAACAAAAAACCCACCTACATTTTCATGAGGTGGGTTCCTTTAATTTTTATAATCCTATCTTTAGTTCAGATTAGACAAAACACACCTCATATAGTCCGAATTAATTCGGTTACTAATGTTTATCGATATGTTATGCCAATTTTTCATTGTTGTAATTATTGTTTGTTTATAAATATGATACAAAGATACTAAAGTTTTTTTATTTGTCAATTAATTTTTTTCTTTTTTTTCGGATTTTAGTTCATCCATCATTTTTTTAATTTCAGCAGCCTTTTCATATTTTTCCTGTTCTACTGCTCTATCCAAAGCTGTTTTAAGTTTTGCTAGTTTAATTTTTTTAAGTTCTTCCGAGTTATCTTTAATTTCTCTTTTCTTAGTATACCTTTCTTTCCATCTTTCTGCGATTTCATCAGGAAGGTCAAACATATCACCAATACTTGATGATCTACTAAAAGAACTGAAAGATATTGAGCCATCTGGTGATGTCCAATTCTTAGTTTCCCATTCACCACTTTCATCTTGACCTTTTTCAACATCCATTTCATTGTCAGGGATTTTAAATTCATTACCAAAATCTTTTTGATTTAATGGTATAATTCTAAAATCAAGAGGTGTTCCATAATTTCTTTGGGAAAGAAGTGTTCGCATAAGTTCTTGAAAATCTTTTTGTGCTCTTTCCATTTCTCTTTTGAATTCTTCATCGTTCATCATACGATTATTAAATTTTTCCCAACGATTCATAAAATCGTCATTAAATTCATCATCATTATCAAAAATTCCCATAGTTTTATTTTTTATATAAATATCGTTATGGTGACTTATTTTGTCAAGCCATAAAAAAAGGGACCGAAGTCCCTTGTTGGTAGCGGGAGATGGAATCGAACCACCGACCTCAAGGTTATGAGCCTTGCGGGCTACCACTGCCACTATCCCGCAATATCGTACACAAGGGAGGGCTTGTGTTTTTGCTGATTAATAAGGATTTGAACCTTAATCCCCAGACCCTTACTCCTATCGTTGCCGGCTATTGTTTCCCATTAGGGATATCGTTGCCGACTATTGTCGGTCAGGGGGCCCATGTGCCCATACACCATAATCAAATCCGAGTGCTTCGAATCACTCAGTGCTAGGTTAATTACTCCTAACATTTGTAGCGGTGGGTGGGAGTCGAACCCACTGTCTTTGGGTTATGAGCCCAATGAGTAACCGTTTCTCTGCCCCGCAATGTTTGTACCGAGAGAAGGACTTGCACCTCCAAAGTCTACTGTTGTTCCCAAAGGAACTTTTTCGACCATTATCATCACCCATTAGTTTCATATGTAGGAATCGGACCTACTCTTACCCTTTGGAAAGGGTTGTGCTTACCAAATACACTAATACTATTCAAGAGTGTGTTAGACAACGTGTTTTCTGTTTCACCACCTCGGCGTGTTTTTCAAAGAACAATACAAATATACAAACTTTTTTATTCTTCGTCAATATCTTTTAGATATTTTTTTAATTCACTATTACCTTTTGTGTGAATAGGATCGAAGGGACAATGGCGACAACCTGATGAACAACACTTGCCTCTTCGAGCCAAATAAGATTCTGTCATGATTATCCGACCTTTTTCAAGGTAGTAATCCCTTCCTTGTTCAAATTTAAATTCTTTTCCTTCCATTGTGT